TACGACCAAACCGCACGGATAATTCGGTCGTGTTTGTGGATTGGATAATTTTTAGTTTAGGATTTTTTCCTACCATCCAAGCAGGTAGTAAGTAAGATCCAAATTCAGATTTAGTATGCCTTGGTGGCATGTTAATAATTAGTCTTTTAATTTTACCAGCCGCTAGTTTATTAAACTTGTCAGCAATTTCTTTGTGATGTCTACCTTCAATAAAATCAGGCCAAACATGTTTTACAAAAGTTAAAAAATCAGATCTGATTTTAGACTCTTTTGTTTTCTGATCATGTTTATTCATTAGCAAAGCTAATTCACGTCTAACGTCAGCAGGTAGCCTATCTATGTTTTTTAATTTTTCTTTATCTATTTTCATTTCAAAAATTTTTTCCGCAAAATTTTTTTGTAAGTATTTTGGAAACTTATAAAGTATTTTATCACTATCTATCTAAAAAACCTAGCATAAACTCTTAGCTCTGGGACCCCTTTGTTTGTAATAAAAAAACGTTTTTTAGAAATTTTTTAAAATTGATATTGTGTGTGGTACCTCTATTGTGCCCCGCGCACAACCTGTGCGCGAAGCCCTTTGTCAGAAAGGCAGCCCTAATCTAGCAGGACCATATAAGCCTTGGCGTTATGTTTACTAAACCAATTAAGATCGGCTCGCACCTTATCCCAAAGTTTAGAAGCGCCTTGGCCTAATTCTTTATCTTCTAGTGTTGCGGCTAATTCATTCATGAATATTCTGTCATGAATAATAGACTCCCTTTTAGTTAGCATAACAGACTCACCATTGAATCTGTTTCTTCTCTCTTCTGTTCTTGGTTCTTTAGTCATTTATTCCTTTCTGTTAATAGGATAATCCTATCATGTCTGACTTGTGTTGTCAACCTCTTTTATTACTTTTGTTTTATATGGTTGACCACGCCAATCGGTCCTCTGTTCTACTTGCACATCTATTGGTGTTTCAAGAGCCTCGGTCCTTGGGTATAAGTTTATGAACTCGTCCCAATGTGCAAAGGCAAATTCATTCCAACAACCTTGACTACAAAAGTGTGACCACATTGTTGTCGCGTTCCATTGGTTTTGAGCAATTTTTCTGGTCCTCAAAACCTTTGAGCCCTTGACACCTCTTATTCTATCTTGCGTGTGATGTTTATGACACTTTGGACCATGGCACCAATTATAATCACTCATAATGTGGCAACCCCCCAAACATTGAACAGATACCGGCAAAAGAAATTAATATTCCTACCTCATAATGTTCGCCATGTATGAAAACAATTACTCCTAAAAATGCTAGTGCAAATCCAACTAGCACCATTAACAATCTTCCTATTAGTTCACCATTCATTTTATTCCTTTCTGTTTATGGGACTATCCTATATTAAGATAGTCCCATTGTCAACTATTAATTTACACTTTGTTGCATTTGTTTTCTAGCAAATGCAATCTTTTCTTCTCTAGTCATAACCTTTTTATCTTCCAAAAGACTTGCCAAATTTTCTGGACTATAAATTGATAAAGCTAAACTAGAACTTTCGTTCATCATTGTTTCATTTAAAACAACACCAACTTTATCAGCGAGTGCTTTTGCTTGGTCAAAATATCTGTAAGATTTTAAACCTAATCTTAAAGTTTTCATTTTGCCCTCAACATAACTATACATTTGTTCATGTTCTCTAATTACATTGTCAGCACTAGCATTATACATCTTAAAAAAGTTTAATGTATTTTCATCAACTTTGTATTGTCTTGAATGACAATAAGATGATCCGATTGTCCAAAGTTTGAAATCATTTTCCCACTTGTGAACTGGTTTCTGTATTGATTGATCTTCGTTAGATGAATTACTAAAACC